CGGTATAATCCCCAACGTTTTCCGCATCCCTTCAGTGCCGAAGTGGCGAAATCGGTAGACGCAGTTGATTCAAAATCAACCATCGAAAGGTGTGCCGGTTCGAGTCCGGCCTTCGGCACCATTAGTACTTCCAAGACCATCCGAGAAAGTCCAATTATCCCTTTAAAATCAATGCTTGCAGCGATTTTTACGTCCTGAGTCGTCCGAGATAGTCCGTTGTAATCCTGATGTCATTGGGGGCATAATTGGGGGCATCTTAACTTCGATTAGAAATGTGCCCCCAAATGAAGCTCAACGCCAGACAGGTCGGGACCGCAAAGCCAAAAGACAAAAACTACAAAATGGCCGATGGCGGTGGTTTGTATCTCGAGGTTTCGGCCAAGGGTTCTAAATACTGGCGCATGAAATACAGACGCCCCTCTGACAAAAAAGAGGATCGCCTTGCCTTTGGTGTTTGGCCTGCTGTGACGCTTGCTCAGGCAAGAGCAAAGCGTGATGAGGCTAAAAAGCTCTTAGTACAAGGCATTGACCCAAAAGCCGAACAGAAAGAAGCTCATGCTGAGAATTCGGGGGCATACACTTTCGAAACAATTGCTCGTGAATGGCATTCCAGTAACAAGCGATGGAGTGAAGACCATCGATCGCGCGTTTTGCGCTATCTTGAGCTTTATATCTTCCCTCTTATCGGTTCGTCAGACATTCGCCAGCTCAAAACCAGCCACCTGTTAGCCCCGATTAAAAAAGTTGATGCCAGTGGCAAGCATGATGTTGCGCAGCGTCTACAGCAGCGCGTCACGGCCATAATGCGTTACGCAGTACAGAACGATTACATCGACTCAAATCCAGCTAGTGATATGGCCGGTGCGCTATCCACAACCAAAGCGCGACATTACCCCGCGTTACCCTCCAGCCGCTTCCCTGAATTTCTTGAGCGCCTAGCCGCATACCGTGGGCGTATCATGACGCGTATAGCCGTCGAGCTTTCATTACTAACTTTCGTCCGTTCCAGTGAGCTGCGTTTCGCCCGTTGGGATGAGTTCGATTTCAAAAGGGCTTTGTGGATAATTCCTGCTCAGCGTAAAGAGATAGAAGGAGTTCGTTACTCCCATCGTGGCATGAAGATGAAAGAGGAACATCTCGTACCGCTAAGCCGTCAGGTTTTAGCCCTTCTGGAAAAGTTGAAGCAGTTAAGCGGTGACAATGAGAGGCTATTTCCCGGCGACCACGATCCTAAAAAAGTCATGAGCGAAAATACGGTTAACAATGCTCTGCGCGCTATGGGGTATGATACAAAAACCGAAGTTTGCGGGCATGGTTTTAGGACAATGGCACGAGGTGCGCTGGGTGAGTCGGGATTATGGAGTGATGATGCGATAGAGCGGCAGTTGAGCCACTCCGAGCGTAACAATGTACGTGCTGCTTACATTCACACTTCTGAGCACCTGGATGAACGCAGATTGATGATGCAATGGTGGGCTGATTTCCTTCAGTACAATTGCTCAGTATTTATCACCCCTTATGATTTTGGGAGGGAATATAAAATTTAACCGGATAATGAAAGAAGATGAGTTTATAATTCAAATGTTAACTTCTTTGCATTTGCTTAAGAGTAATGATTGTTATTACGACTATATGCAGTAAGTTTAGTGGGAGTAAATATAATCCAAGCTTCATAATCGTTAGGGCTGGTGCCTGTGCAGTCACTAAAGATAGCATGCACAGTACAAATGAAAATAACAAAAAAATAATTGTTTGCGCATAAATATGGTAAAAAATATAAATATAACCTCTTCTTTTCCATTTTAAAAATGATTCTTTTTCAGATATGGATATGATGTATGCTCCAATCGCAGCTACAAATCCAGTCATTGTGAAGCTGAATGTTCCTAATAATGTTGCGGCACCTGCTATTTTGTTGTAGTCAATAGCTATTAATTTATTATTAAAAAAAATAGAAGTAAGAAATAATATTAAAGTTAAAAGTATGCTTATCGCCCAAGTGATTCTGTTTGCCCAGCTTATTGTTTTGTCGGTAAGCATACCTAGCCTCATTCTTTATGCTGATGATAATCTTCAGTTTTCATCATATCCCAAGTTTCATCACTAATAACATCCTCTATGCGGCCCTCGAAGCTAGCAGCAAAAGTTTCATATTCGCTTGAAACGACTTGATTTTTTGCTCTTTTCTCAATGATCTGCTCTTCAATTTTCGCCTTGAGGTGCGGATTGATTATATCAAAAATATTTTGATTTTTATCTAAAATAAATTCTTTTACATTTGATTGAAATTCATCCGCTTTGGCCCGAAAGTAAACTTGAGCATAGTCTTTATCTCCTGGCGTTTCTAAGCTTGTAAGCAATGGCTCAATGTAATCCTTAATATTCTCTTTACGATCTTTTCTTTTTACTATTACTTCAACCTCCATATTATCCGAAGGTTCTTTTCCAAATAACCCACTTATTACATCTGATACTGAGTTATTATTCAATTTCACCCTAGCTTCTGTTATTAATTTGAATTTAGAGGCTGAGTTGGCTTTGATTTTAATCTTTAATATGGCAAGTTCAAATTTGAATCTTTTTGTTTTAAGATCATGGTTTAATATCTCATTTATAAAAAATTGCAAGTCATCTATGTCAGCTCCGCCTTTTCCCTCAGTAATGCCAATTATTGGGTTGTGGGGATCAACATAGAAGTAAGTTACTTTCTCTAAACTGTCTTTACCTAATACTGAGGATAAGTCATTTACCACACCTGTAGCTCTGTCTACAGCCTTGTAAGCAGTAACTATTGCTGGTGTTGTAAGGTAGTATATATCATTGTAAATTGATGGGGTTGCAAGATAAAGCTTTTTTAGACCCCTGTCTTTTTCAAAAACATTTTTATTCCTAAACTCACAAAATAATTTTAAGATTATCGAGATGTTTTCGAAATAGACTTTTGAGTTACTTGAGTCTGTTATAGTATAAGCAAAGTAATTTAATTTCATTTGCATTAAATTCTGGAAGGTTGTTTTTTATGATAATTGATCATTTTCTCTAATCTTTCAAGCTAATATGTTGAAAATTTTTAATGGTTAATTGCCCTAAGCGTTAATGCGTTCCGATTGAATGGTTGGTTGGAGCAGACTTCAAGTGACTCTTCGCACAACATTCCAACACAACAGTGTGTTTTAAATGTAGCTCCATTAGAAGTTTTCGATCCGCTAATCCTCTATCAATACCGCTGGCGCGCGCTCGTACCCCCGCCACGCCTGCCCGCTTCATGCAGTGGTTTTCATGCACCTGCATGGATGGCGCTGCGCCGCGCCCGGCATGGCCTGAACGGGCATAAGCGGGGTGCAAAAACTCATGCGTTTTCATGCAGCATAGACATGCACTCGCGAACAGAGATGCCAGCCAGGAAAAAGAGGCGTGAAAAAACCGGCTCAGTGGCCGGCTCAGGTAAGGGGTGGAAGGTTTCAGGCAGGTGACTGCTGCCGGCTGGACAGTTTACTGGCAGAACCGTAGCGCCCCAGCGTCTGCGGCTGGCGCGCCGCGCTCAGCGTTTCCGCTGCGGGTTCCGGTTCGGCAGGCTTCTGCGGCTTCACGATGATTTTCTCGACGCTCTCCAGGGCGGTGAACGTGCAGGAGCAGTCGAGTTTCTGGCACTGATACCAGGTGCGCTTGACGGTCGCGGACTCGTAGGCGCTGGTGCGTGTGTGTGCGGTGGTGCCGCACTCCGGGCATTTCAGGGCCATTATGCGCCCTCCTGCGGCAGCCGGCTGAGGCGCTGCGCAAAGCGCTGGTGCTGTGCCGGCGTGTAGCTGCCCTCACAGTCGCGCATCATCCCGGCTTCCGGATAGAGGCCCGTTTCGGCCAGCGCGTCCTGATAAGCCGCTGCCACCGCCGGGCGCGCACGCTGCACCTCACGGGCCACGGCGCTGCGCAGCAGGCGGGCGGCCACCTCCAGCCCGCCGGGGCCATTCAGGAACGGGGCCAGCGCCGAGGTCAGCGCCGGGCCGTGCTCGCCCATAAAATCGCTGAGCGCGTCCTCCGTGCAGGCTTCCAGCACAATCCGCTGCGCATACACGCCCTCGCGGGCGGCGCAGTTAATCTGCCAGTCCAGCACCGCGACGCGCTCGCGCAGCGCCGGCACCCGTTCACTGTAATCAGCCTGCTTTTCACCGGCCGACAGCAGGGCGCTGAGCGCCGTTTCCGCGTCCTGACGCGCGGTCAGGTGTGCCTGCCACCGGCTGCGGGCGGCGCGAAACTGGTCCAGCGCCTGTGCGGGTGTGGTTGCAACGGTCATTGTGCCTGCTCCTTCTGCGCCATTTCGCGGCGGACCAGCATTCTGTGACGCGCTGCGGGCGAGGGGCTTTTTCTGAAGTCATCGTGCGCCCCGCGCGCCGGGAAGATACCCGCCAGCTTAAATACGGCGTCTTCCTCCGGCAGGGCGTCGCGCATCAGCGCCGGGTCGGTGATGTGGCGCGTGATAAAATTTTTCAGCACCGTTTCCGGGTCGTTAACGGCGTGCACCGTGCCGGTTCCGTCGCTGGCCTGGCGCCCCAGCGTAATTTTTAGCAGGCTCAGCGTCTGAATCAGCTGCCGGCCGTGCGCCTCCATAAACGCCTGCCAGAGCTGCATGGCGCGAAGGTTCACCAGGTCATTGTGGGCGCTGATGTAGTCTCTGGCGAGGTCGGCCGTCTCCCACGGCAGGCGCTCATTTTCCTGCGCGTGCAGCGCCAGCAGGGCGTCGAACTCCTCCAGCGCCTCGCGGTCCAGTGTCACCTCCGCGCGCAGCTTCTTCATCTCCGGCGTCATCACGCCGCCGCTCTCGCGGAACAGCCTGCGCCATTCGTCGTTCTGTGCGGCCGCGTTCGCCTCGGTTTCGGCGCGGCGCTGGCGGATGGTGTCCCCCTGTGAGGCGGCGGCCTCCTGCTTACTGCGTGCATCAAGCCATGCGGCCTTTGCGGTGCTGACTTTTTCCAGCGCGGCCTGCGTGCTGGCGGGAAAGGCGGTGATGTCGGTCATAACGGGTTCCTGTCAGGTCGGTTTTGGTAAGTCAATTGTGCCGGGGCTGGCACAGGCGCTGCTACCGGACGGCGTTGTGTGACGGACCAGACAAAAACTTTCCTTCTGGCGAGCCAGGAAAAGGTCTCACGAAAGCCTGTTATCCGCTTTCAGTTTTATATAAATCCTTCACCATTCTTCACTTAAAAGAAAAAGAGAGTAAATACAGTAAATTAAGGGGTGAAGAATCAGATAATGATTGTTCACCCGCTGTTCACCACTCTTCACCCGCCTGATTCTTGCGACTCAAAATTATTAATGTTTATTGCTATTAATAAATAATTTTTAATAGCCTGAGGCTATATGAAAGGCCGGTCCCGGCACTATCCGGTATTACCCGTTGCTATTCGTTAAGAGTGGTTAGCACTGTGCGAAATTCAGGCAGATTGTGTCAGCCACAGCACGCGGCCGCCCTGTTGCGCTGGCCGTAAATATGCTGAAAATAAAGCGCTACCCGACGCTGCACGTAACCGTGCGGCACTTAATGGACTCAGAAAGAGGTAGCTTATGCACACGGCTTTATCCGCGAACTCATCCGCCCCGGCGGCCCCCGTTATGCCGGCCATTGCCCCGGTTCAGGAGCGCTTTATGCGCCTGCCGGAGGTTATTCACGTCTGCGGCCTGTCCCGCTCGACCATTTACGACCTCATCAGCCGCAGCGCCTTCCCGGCGCAGGTGTCGCTCGGCGGCAAGAACGTGGCGTGGATGGCAAGCGAGGTCAGCGCCTGGATGAACGAACGCATCGCCGCGCGCGGTCAGGAGCGTGCAGCATGATCCGGCTGAACATTGGCGGCACGTCGCACGACCTGTCCGTGGAGGACGCAAAGCAGCTGGCGCTGGCCATTGCCGCTGAGGTGGACATGCCGGGCCAGCCGCAGCGCTTTCGCGGCACGGGCATCGCCTTCAGCATTGAGCGCAGCACGGCTCCCGCAGACCCGCAGTCTTCTTCCCGCGACGGCATCACCCTCACGAACTGCTGAGGTGCGTATGCCTTTCGCTTCCCTCACTCCCGGCTTGCGTGCCGGGGGCTTTCCCTGGTACAGTAATTCCGCTGCCGCAAAATCGGCAGCCGGGCGTAGGAACCCGAGTTACTTCAAGGCGACACCAGACGCGCCATGCGTCTTTTTTTGTGTCTTAGCCTCAGTGCACCCGTTATTCGGGCAACGGTTTCTTTACCGTTGCGCCGTCCGCGTAATGGTGGCCCGGGCGGGGCAGCCCTCGGGCTGGCCGGTTTCCTTGAAGGCCGGTATTCCTACCCCCGTCCGGGCTACCACCAGTGAGCGTAGGAACTCCGGTGGTGGCGATAACCGCTACTTCAGGGAGACTGCCCCCATGGCTACCGTCCTTCATTCCCCGCCCCCTCAGTTTGTCTTTGTGTTCGCCGCCGTGCGCCGCTGTGAGCGCCACAGTTGCGTGCTGATGCTTCGCGCCACCGCCGCAGACGAGCGCGCCGCGCGCCGGCTGCTTGCCCGCGACTACGTGCTGTCTTTTGCCTGCCGCCTGCCGGTGACGGAGGTGCGCGCATGAGCTCCATAACGATTTCCGACGACGACCTGATGCGGCTGGAGCACCTGCGCAACGCCGGGCGCTTCGTGTCCGACATGACCCGGCTTCAGGACTGCCACGAAGCGCCGCCGCCCGCGCAGCGCGCGCAGCTGGCCTCGCTGGTCTTCCTCATCACCGAGCAACTCGACGGCGTGGTAGCCCGCTGCCACGACAGCCTGATGAACGACGGAGTGACATCATGAAAATCCGCACGCTTTCCCCCGACCTCCGCGCCGCGCTGGCCCGCCGCGCGGTCGCCTGCGCCTGGCTCACCCTGTGCCGCGAGCAGCAACGCTACCCCGGCCTGACGCTGGCGCGCCTTGAGCACGCCATTGAGACCGAGCTGGAGGGGTTCTATCTGCGCCAGCACGGCCGCCGGCGCGGGCAGGAGATTGCCTGCGCCCTGCTGGACGACCTGCTGGCCGCCGGGCCGCTGAAGTCGGCCCCGTGCCTGAGTTTTTTAGGCCAGGTGGTGATGGACGAGCTGAGCGGGCGCATTCACGACGCGCGGCCGCTGCACTGAGGGACAACCGAATGAAAATGACCGTATCAGACGCGGCGAAGGCCGCGCGGGGCCAGTGGCCCCGCATCCTGCCCGCGCTGGGCGTGAAGGTGACAAAAAACCGCCACATGCCGTGCCCGGTGTGCGGCGGAACAGACCGCTTCCGCTTTGACGACCAGGAGGGGCGCGGCACCTGGTTCTGCAACCGGTGCGGGGCCGGCGACGGCATGGACCTGGTGAGAAAGGCGCTCAGCATTAACCTGACCGAAGCCGCCGAACGCGTGAACGCCCTGACCGGCAGCCTGCCGCCGGCGGATGCGTCCGCTGACGTTGTCGCTGAGGCCGGGGATAACGACGCCGCCCGCGCCGCCGCCGCGACGCTCGCTGAGCAGCTGGTCAGCGCCGCGCAGGCGGTCAGCAGTAATGCCTACCTGTCGCGTAAGGGCTGGCCGGCGCAGCGCAGCCTGACGCTCGCGAAGCCGCAGAAAGTGGCCCTGACGACCTTCCGTCCCGGCGACCTTATCGTGCCGCTGCAGGACATGGCCGGCGCGCTGGTCAACGTGCAGCTGATTAACGCGGAGGGCGTCAAGCGCACCCTGAAGGGCGGGCAGGTAAAGGGCGCGCGCCACGTGCTCAGCAGCGCCGGCAGTAATGCCAGGCGCATCTGGCTGGCCGAGGGCTTTGCCACCGGCCTGACGGTGCACAACCTGACCGGTGACGAGGTGTGGGTTGCGCTGTCGTGCGCGAACCTTCTTTCCCTGGCCGGCCTCGCCCGTGAAAAGCACCCGTCGCTGCCGCTGGTGATTGCCGCCGACCGCGACCTGAGCGGCGACGGCCAGCGCAAAGCGCAGCAGGCCGCCGCGGCCTGCAACGGAGCCGTGGCCCTGCCGCCGGTGTTCGGCGACTGGAACGACGCGTATACGCAGCACGGTGAAGCCATAATCCGGCAGGCGCTGGCTGAGGCCGCCGCGCCGCCGGCGGTCAGTCCGTTTGACGTCATGAGCGAGGCGGAATTTTCGGCCATGAGTGCCAGCGAGAAGGCGGAACGCGTGGCGGAGCACTACCGCAGCAACCTGGCCGTGGACGCCAGCGGGGAAATCCTCTGCCGCTATGAGGCCGGGGCGTGGAAGGTGATTTCCGGCAACCAGTTCGGGCGCGACGTGGCAAAACTGTTTCAGCGCCTGCGCGCGCCGTTTTCGGCGGGCAAGGTGGCGGGCGTGGTGGACACGCTGAAGCTGATGCTGCCGCAGCAGGATGCGCCGCAGCGCCAGCTTATCGGCTTTCGCAACGGCGTGCTCGATACCCGCACCGGAGCATTCAGCCCGCACCGCCGGGAGAACTGGCTGCGCACCGTCAGCGACGTGGACTACACACGCCCGGTGGAGGGCGAGACGCTGGAGAGCCACGCGCCGCACTTCTGGCAGTGGCTGGACCGCGCCGCCGGACGCAGCGCGGAGAAGCGGGACATCATTCTGGCCGCGCTGTTCATGGTGCTGGCGAACCGCTACGACTGGCAGCTGTTTCTGGAGGTCACCGGCCCCGGCGGCAGCGGTAAAAGCATCATGGCGGAAATCGCCACCATGCTGGCCGGGCCGGACAATGCCGTGTCGGCCACCATCGAGACGCTGGAATCCTCGCGCGAGCGCGCGTCCGTTATCGGCTATTCGCTCATCCGCCTGCCCGACCAGGAGAAGTGGAGCGGCGACGGCGCGGGCATCAAGGCCATTACCGGCGGCGATGCGGTATCGGTGGACCCGAAGTATAAGGACGCCTACTCGACCCACATTCCGGCGGTGATTCTGGCGGTGAACAACAACCCAATGCGCTTCACCGACCGCAGCGGCGGCGTCTCCCGTCGCCGGGTGATACTGCACTTCCCGGAAATTATCCCGGCGAATGAGCGCGACCCGCAGCTGAAGGAAAAGATACAGTCAGAGCTGGCCGTTATCGTGCGTCAGCTGATGCAGCGGTTCAGCCAGCCGCAGGACGCCCGCACGCTGCTCCAGTCACAACAGAACTCCGGGGAAGCCATGCGCATCAAGCGCGACGCCGACCCGATGGTGGACTTCTGTGGCTATCTGTTTGCGACCGCTGAGCCAAACGGCCTGCACATGGGGAATGCCAGCATCCGGCCCCTGCAACCCCGTCGCTACCTGTATCACGCCTATCTGGCCTACATGGAGGCGAACGGCTACCGCAACCCGCTCAGCATGAAGTCGTTCAGCCAGGCGCTGGAGAGCATCCTGCGCGAGTACGGGCTGAACTACCTGAAGCGGCGCACGAAGTCAGGCATACAGACTAACCTCGACCTGACGGACGACAGCAGCGCCGACTGGCTGCCGAAGTGTGACGCCCCGGCAGCAGCCTAACCGAACCGGCGAAAGCCGGTTTTTTTACGCCCATGCTTCACCGCCGGTGAAGGATGGGCATTACCCTTCACCCATCCATCACCACATAACTAACTGTTTAATATCTATAAAGTAGCATGGTGAACAGTGTGAAGGATTCTTCGTTAAATCTTTTTTTACACAAATGCTTCTTTGGTTAGGTGCGTAATTGCACCTGACCTGAAGAACCATTCGCAATGTACTTGGTGACACTTTGCAAATTAGTTGATAAATGCCTACCAAATCTGGCCGTACAGATTTGACGGTGAAAGGGTTTAACTGAGCGCCTGCTGTGTGCCAAAAGCGGAAGTTGAAGTGTCAGGGACTTTATAAACGTGAATGGTTCATTTTCAGGGATACTTACAGAAACTGCACTTAGCCAGTTGAAGTTATGTATTCAGCGAAATCGTACACTCTGACGATAAGTAACTCCGATACTCTGCTCTTCGATGAAGAACCAGAGTAACCGCCCCCCGAAAAACCAGCGCATCAAAATTGTATCTTCAGCGGTAGATTATCGGCTATCGGAAGTACAGGTGTGGATTCATGGTGAATGGCTTTGATAATAAATGATTAATGCGAAAAAATCGGATTAATCATTTATTAGCTTTTAGTAAATTATAACTTATTTCGTTTTAATTATCATAGTGGTCGATTGGAGAATATAATTTATAGGGATGTACTCCTCAAAGTGCTCGCCCTTTTTAAATACATGAACTACATTTGGAAATAATTTATAGTCAACAGGGTGTATAGCGTTTGGATTATGGTACATATATATGGCTGTGCACCATGGTTCTTGATAGTTAGGGTCACTTACATCGGCTGAAAATGGATGTGGGTCTGCATCTTGATCTGTTTTAACACCATTCACGTACACTTTGAATCCATTCGCCTCCACACCTGCAAGAATTCCCATCCGGTTAAACTTAGGTATGGTTGCTTGAGTAGTGAGTAAAACGGCAGAAACATAATTATTTTGTTCTGAGCCAAAAAAGTTCGACTTGATACTTCTATTTTCATCTGCATGTCTTTCAATAGGAATGCCTGACTCAATATCAATCCCGTACAAATAGCTATGCAAGGCTTCGCTTGAAAAGGCCATAGACATTCTTTTCGAATAATCCTGCATTGCTATGATAAATGGTTTGTTTTGTGTATGGTTTAGTTCCCAGTAATGAACTTTCTCTGGCTCAGGGCAATGCCGGACTTTCTTCAATAAACTTCTTGCAAACTTAAAAGGCATGACCTTTAGAACATGTTTTCTTAATTCATCCATCTGCTCATCGTTAATGACTTTTCTCTCAAGAGGGTCTTCTATTTCAGCAATACTTACAGCCTCTACAGCAATTTCCACACCAAATTTAGATAGTAGAAAATCTGGTTGATTGTATTCCCTATTCATTTCAAAGTCGAGTTCGTAAAATACAGCATTCAAATATAACTCAAATAGTCTTGAGTTAAATGCGTCGCTATGGAAATCCCTGATAAATATCCCATCAGGATCTTTGAACCAGTATGCTAGTTCCTCAAGAACAATATAAGCAGGAAAATGAAGAGGGTCTTCGAGGAGCATTTTTATATAAATATTCCTTTTTTCCTCTGGAACTTTACTCAAGAATAATGAAAAAGGTTTGGTTGATTCATCACCTTGCATGAATGTACCGTTCTGGTGCTGCGCTAGCATCTTTGGTATGCAATCGTTTAAATCCTTAAGCAAGGCATCCATTGAATCAAATGAAGCCAAGACGTTTATTGCTCTGAATTTTTTATCTAAATCTCTACCCAATACTATTGCGTTAAAATCTTTATCAATATTGCATAGAATGATTGTGGATAATAATGTTATCCCATCATTTTCATATTTAAACCAGCGTATTTCTTCAGAGAATGTCTTGAGATAAGGTGAGCGGCCGTAAAAATAAATATCAAATTGTTCTTTACTGATCTCGCTGAAGTGTAATCCTGTGTTCATACCAATTCCTTTTCAATAAACAGTTAGTCTTTGGGAGTGATTCCCTTTTTCTTTAATTCAGATCTAACTAGTTCTTTAATCCAATTGCCTAAGCTCATCATGCAGTTGAATCATAATACAACTCCCTATAGTGCTCGCAACCCTAAAGGACGTCTGACCACACCGTTAACTGGAGTAACGACTACAGCAGTAACACAGCATAACCAAACTCACCCTAAACTTACATGGCGCTTTCCGGCCGTGAGCATAGCAATGGCCTGCTCCCTGTTGATTCACACAGACAGCTGTTAGTAATGTCCGCTTCTCGCTCAAAGCTGCCTGTCAACTTAGTAAGGTTTTGTGTGCATTTTTAGTTGGATATGATCACAAGGAAAGCAAACAGGCAGTCAAGTAGAATGCAAATGGGTAGTCAGATGAATGCAAACACCCTGTTAGGATCCGCTATTCGGAACCTAACCGGAGTAGGATAGATTAAAATTTATCCAATTATGTGAGGTTTTAACTGATAGGTGCAAAGTAACATGGGGGCATAAAAAGGGGCACTTTATGTTTTGTTGTTTATTTAATTCTTTAAATTCAAAAAGTTGTTGTGTTTTTTGAGTCCGGCCTTCGCACCAGCAAGAGATACGAAAAGGTTCGGGATAATCCGTAACATCCTAAAATTAAAGCCGAAAGGCTTTTTTTTTGGTCTAAATTTTTCCGGGCACATCCGCTGAAATACAGCATAGTTGAGGGTAATATAGGGGGGCACTTCGATAAATTTTTAGCCCCCAAATCATGCCTATAACTGACGTTGCGGCCCGTACCATAAAGCCTTGCAAAAAAAGAATACAAGCTCTTAGTTGGTCATAAGAATCCTTACATAGTAAACCAAGCACTTATAGACGTTGGTATCTTATGGAAACTGCAGTCTTGACTAATTGATGTCTCTGGATTTAATGCATTACTTATTCGAATATGATCAAAACCATCATATTAAAAGCGATATAATTCAGGGGGGCCGAATCAGTTTCAATCAGCAAAGTGACCCATCGAGCTACTCTGGCGTTGTACTTTTCACTTATACGTCTTTGGAGTGTTGAAGTCCGCAGGGGATGCTTATTTACCAGATTGGCACTTAAACTCAGCATGTATAGGTTAAACCATTACAGTGAATTATTTATTGCTAACTGTAAAAATTGCGATTTGAAAAAACATTTTGGACTTTCGCCGCGAAGCGCTGAGAAAATGAAAGATTAAAACACTGCTTTCAATGCTTACCGTTTATATTGTTGCACTATCTTATCAAGCTCACAGCGTGTTTTGGAAAATCAAGTAATTAGCCGAAGTAAAGATCCGGCTTTCTTTAGCTCTCATTTATTCATCAAACGTTAAGAGCGAAAAACTATCAATACTGTTTTGAGTGTAATCAACCATGGCACTCAAACGAAACATAATGCCAAGGTTTTGACTAGGGCGTAAAATGCTTTAGTTGAGAAAAAACTTTGCTCTCACGATACAGTTGCTAAATACTAGTAAGCTAGGAAGAAAGTAATGGAAGGCATGCTGCGTATGTTCATCAAGCTGAGCATTTTGAAGAGTGCCGCCTTATGGTAAAATCTAGGATTTCTTATTTATCTCGAAAATTAAGTGAGAATATTTCATCAATCAGATTCTCTGGACGATAATTTTTTCTGCTGAGGAGTTATATATGAAGTTTTTTTTGGTTTTTATCCAATCCATATTGGCAATTTATTTAGCGGGGGAGCTGGCAAGGCAAAACACCAAAGTTGATGCTTTTATTTATCAGATTGAGAATAACTATGATACATGGAATGAGCGTATCAGAAATCTTGATGTAAAAAAAGCCACTATCGTTCTAAAGAAAATATATGCTGTTATTTCTATTGTTATAACAATTTCTTTTTTGTTTTCTTCTCATTTTCTTTCAGAGTATAAAATACTGAACGGTTATCTCTCCATAGCATCAATATTTTTTATATTCCTTTGGGTAACATTGCAATGGTATACAGAAGATAAAGGAGTTTCAGAATTTAAGTATCAATTCTTTATTTTCATAATATCTCCTTTAGTTATGGCGGCTTTTGATTTTTTTACAGGATCAAAATTTGTGTGGGAGATGGCTAGGATTTATTACACTATAGCTTATCAGTTTGGATTCAATCCTCCCCTTATAGATGATCCGATTTTTCTTGGTTTGATAATGGCTGCATTTGGTTTTGTCATGATTGTTTTACAATATTTTTATACAGCTATAATTTCTTATCCGGTTGCAATATTTTCAATAGCTATCGTTGCTACTCCGATCTACTTTGCACGAATTGTGCACGGTTTTAATCCTAATAATTCGTTTTCCGGCTTTGCGTTAATAATTTCCTTTGTGATTTCAATTGCTTTAGCATTTATTTGAAATCCTTATGTTTTTATCCAATTAAATATTTTTCAAATGTAATGAGCCTTTATGTTATTTGGAGTGATTTATTAAAACTAAATTGTCCATTGTTTTCGTAATGAACTCCAAAAAAAATAAAAATTTATATAATGTGTCCGATGTGATATCGATGATTGGTTCTATTCGCTATTCGTGGTTGCTATGGACCATTATGCTGCATATCCGCCGTGAAGAATTTTACCCTATGTTTGACGGACAGTGTAATGGAAAAGGCATTGCTGCTGAAGAACATCGAGCTGCATCGACCTCCGCTAACAGGTGTTGAATGAAGCTTTACCGCCAGCCCGTGCACCGCTAGAAGATGGCTGAATTAATTCGGGTGCACAGCATGCAAAGCTTCAGTAGGGCAGCCAGAATTGATGCACTGCCTCTACCGAAAAATTGCGGCACACACTAAATCGAGTGGCTATATGTCAGAGCTGGTGAAAGAGCATTACTGTTCTCCATGTTCTCATCCTTGAAGCCCAGCATTTCAATACCTGACTTAAAAACTTATCACTGGCTTAAAAATTATTCCGCTTTGATACAAAGTTAACGCGTCAGTGGCAAGCTTCTTAATCGAATTGAACCTTCCTTGTCTGATCATCCTCGAAGATTATCGTCAACTTATGCATGATGATGTGGAAGATTAGCTGGCGCACAGACCACCTTCCGTTTGAAGGATCAATAGGCGTTAAGGCGGTGTTTTACCTTGGTCATGGAGCCACGTGCCACGAAAAATCATGAGATATCGAAATGCCTTGTATCTCTGGTCATTTGTCCCAACAACTGATGACCTTGCTCTGATACGCGGTAACGTGGTCTCGATGAACTTTCGTTATAAACAGCATCGACCATCCCCTCATTCATCAGGTTGGTTACTATGTTCGCGACATTGCTAAACCCTGGAATACCCCTTGTAGCAAGAGTGCGATCCAGTATCATCCATGTCCAGTCTATGTCTTTTTCTGCCATGACTTTCAACACATTAAATTCGGTATTCGTTATCTTCATTTCAGTGCATCCGGGTGGAATAAATCACCGTCTTTAAGTTTAAAATCTTCCAGCGTTGCCGTATGGGCATTGTTCCACATATCATAACCTGCAACACCGTCTGGTTCACCTGCTTCCCATCCCAGGTTACAGTAACGCTGATATTCCCGACATTCATGAGTGTAGTAGTTCAAATCCACTTGCTCAGGAGGCATTTCTCCTTTTGCGATGTTTTTCAGCCTGCCTATCATTACGTCATTTGCCGGGTCGTGGTCGAAACGAGATATATGTTTCTCAACGGTTGCGATCCCTTCATGAGTTATATTAACGCCATCCGTTGTCAGGTTTTCAATCGGCCCTCCAGCTTTTTCAGGATCAAAATCTCTTCCTGAGGCTGCTCCTCTGGCCCCAAAATGCTCAAGTTCCTCTATTTCAGGAAAACGCATTCTTCCCATTGTCAGCCCGGCGGCAAGAGATGCACCTGCAATCAGCAGGCCTTTGTTATCCATTACCTGATTGTAACCCGCTGGCGCATCCCCGCCGAGTTGCTCTGCTGTCTTCCTGAATCCATCTATGTTGCCGTTATAAACGCCTCCCGCGGCCAAAAGCCTGCCCGCTGATTTGCTGTTGATGGTTTTTGCTGCTTGA